GTCGCGGAAGGTGGTGTTTTGCCCGCCGGGCGAGATGTGCGGGGGGGCGGCGAGCCACGTTAGCACGTCGGCTTCTGCGAGACGATAGGCGGCGCTTTGGAAAACATCGGTCGTCGCTTCTGTATCACGCGAAAGCCCGCGTCGAATGCACACGCCGTCAAGCGTGGCACTCGGCAGAGGGTACATAGATATGCCCCGGAGGGTTTGTTCTACAGTGTACATCGTTTCGGGCTTTCGTTGTGTTACCAGCCTTGGCTGTCGGTGCGGAGGTAGACGTTGCGGTACGCCGTGTCGAATACCGGGATCGCGTCGGACTGCCCGAGCGTTACTTCCGAATAGGGGTCATCCACGCCGTACTTCTTGATTACCGTATGAGCACGCTCCGTGCGAATGCCGCGGAATTGTGGTTCGGCAAGTACGTCATACTGCGTCGAACCGAGGATCAGCGTTTCGCAAAGCACAAGGCGGTCGTTCTCGAACGGGTTGCCCGACGTGAACGTGCCGTCGGAGAACTCTCGGGTGATGTTTTGATCGATCACGTGGAGCTGCAAGCCGTAAAGAAACGCCTGCGAGGAGAGCATTTTGTTTACCTGCTCGAGCGACGGCGTTTGAGCCACGCCCACGGCATTGGCGACGAACGACGCGCAAGCCTTGATGATCTGTGCCGAAGAGCAGATCTTGTAGAACGTCTCCATGTTCACGAGGGCGTAACGTGGGTGCAAATTCTTCTCGCGGGCGGCTTTTACGGCTTCCCTCAAATCGCCGATAATGTCGGCGTTCGACGCGTCGCCCCAATTCGTCGAGGTCTTCATCTTGAGATCCTCGTCCACATCGTAATCGAGGTTAAACTCGTTGGCCATCGTGGCGTTCGTCGTGGTGTTGAACGCGAGCTTGCCGGCGTTGGATACGAGTTTCAACGCGATGTACTCCAACTCGCTTTGCACGCCGTTGAAGCAGAAGTCTACGTCAGCGCCCCAATACTGCACGAGCTGCGCCGCGTCGGGGGATTTGGCGAGAGCGTACGCCACTTGGAACTCCTTCAGCTCCGAGCGCGTGAGTTCACGACTGATCGAGATAAACGGAATGTCGCCCTTCGCACTCTCGAACATCGGGCGACGCTTGCGCACGGTTGTACTGTTGTCCGAGTGAATGTCGGCGGCCACGTTCTTGCGCCCGAGTTGGTTGCTGATCGTACTCCACGTAAAACCGTTGACACGACGAACGGGGAAGAGCGTTGCGAACTGAAACGGACGAACGTCGACGCTGTTGACACGCGCCTGCACCATCTGCTGTGTGAGGCCTTGAATCAAAGTATCTGTAATCATCGGATTTGAGATTTAGTAGTTTACAATGCCCTTGAGGTGTTTTTCCACGTCGGGGTGAAGCGTTGCACCGCGTGTCGTGCCGATCAGCCACGCATCCGTGTCGAGGTTGTCACCTTGCACGACGGGGCGACCTCTTCCCGAAAGGGAAAGGGGAATGAATTTCAATTCCGCGTCGTCGGCCGTCGTAGCCGCTTTCGCTTCGGCGACAACAGACAACACGGGGATTTCTCCGATAGCGGCCGAAAGCGTCAACGTGTCGGTGTCTTTCGTTGAGGTGTCGATTTCCGTAATCTTCGACGCTTTGCCGCCCACGTTGAGGAGCAGCACGTCGTCGACTTTGAAGTGGTGGCCTTTCTTCACTTTCACCTTCGTCCCCGACGCTTCCACCTTTGCCGATACGACGGCCTGCTTCACGACGTGACAAATGCCGTTGTCGGGAGCGCTGAGGGGCGTGCCTTCAAAAAGGAAATCGCCGCCGAGTTCCGAGGTCTTGACCGATACGCCGCCCGAAATGTCGGCTACCTTGTGCTCAAAGACGCGAGGCACCGCCTGGTCTTTGCGCCGTTTTACTGTCATACCCATTTTGATTTAGTTTTTTCTGTGTTCTGTGAGGGTGTGTTTTTTTAGAACGGCTGACCGTCTTTCGACGCTGTGCCGTCCCGATGCGTGATGGATTCCAGCTGCGCTTTCGTGAGTTCTTGAGCGCCCTTGTTTTCTCCACCCAAAGGACGGGCAAAGACAAGTCCGCTTTGTTTGAGATTGTCGACGATCCCCCCGACTTCGGTCTTCACGTCTTCAAGTGTCGTTTTGAACTCCTCGTCCGAAAGGCCGTCGAGTTTCATACGAGCGTAGGGCTTTTGCAGATGTTCGGGGAGCTGTTCGACGACGGCCGAGAGTTGTTGCTTTCGATCGTTCGTGATGCGCTCCGAACTCATCGCCGAGAGTTGCTGCTGCAGTTTTGCATTCGTCTCGACGATTGCTTTCGCCCATTGCGGCATGTCTTCGGGGACTTTCGCGTCGGGCGTATCCGTTGGCTCGTTCGGGGCGGACGGCTCGATCGTCTTTCCGTCCTTCAATCCGTGTTTCCGCTCGTAGTTGGCCACGGCGGTCTTTTGAGCATCGGTCGCGCGGCGGTCGCCTTCGGCATCGATGATTTGCTGAATCGTAACCTCCTCCACAGTGGATTTTACTTCTTCGGCGGTGGTGGCAGTTTTGGCGATTTTCTTCGCCATTCTGTCGAGTACGGATTCGCTGATCCCCTCAAATCGGGTCTTCAACGCGTCCAAAGCTATTTTGTGCATGCTATTTATAGTTTTTGTGTAGTGGCAAAGTTAGTATTTTCTTTTTGATTGGCATAGGCTTCGGCAAAACGCCGCAAATGTAACGTAATTGCACGTATTTGCACGCTTTCGGTGCGTTCCCCTCGTTTTGGAGCATTTTTAACGCTGTTAGATGATAAAATGCGGTCAGAAACGGCTATATTTGCGTACTACTTTTTTTTACTCAAATTGCATTTCCCCCATGAAATACGACTTTTACAAAGAGAATAAATCAGATCAAGTGTGGTGGGTCGACACCGTGGACAAGATCGGGGAGTACCTTTTCTCGTTCGACCGGAAGAAAATATACAATCTCTTCTCCGACTATCCGCAAAAGCTTTCACCCGAAGAAAAGGCCGTCTTCGACAAAGAGAATCCCTATTGGAAAAAATTCTTCGGGGCATAACCGCTATTTTAATCCCCCGTATAGTCCCTTCTTCTGCTTGTCCTTCGCCGTATTGATATAGCCAACGAGCTTTCTGTACCCCGGCGATTTGCCTAAACTTTCAACATCCACCAGAAAACTCGAGACATCGTATTTCGTTTTATACGACGTGTGAGATTTCTGCGCTTTGAATCGTGTCTTCAGACCATGAATCGTTAGTCTTTTGAATCCGTTATCCCGCGGATCTGAAGATTGCAATTCGAGATACTCATATACCCCGTCCTTCTTTCTCAGAATTGCGGCGTGTCTACCGCATGTGAAATAATACTCTTTGCCTTCCGTCATCTTCAAGAGTAGCTCGTTCGCCGCTTTGTAGTCATTGGTATTTCTTACTTCGATACCATCTACCGCTTTGATTATATTGCGAATGTTGGGCACTTTCGAGAAGAACTCACAACTTGCACCCCCACGGAAATCCAATACGTCAAATCCCGCTCTATTCCCGGCGAATGCAAGAGCGAGCGAGGAACAAGATCCTTTTGTTTCGTCACCACCCGCCAATCTTTCTATAATCTCATCGACTTCCAGCTGTTGTTTAAGTGGCTTCACGTCGTTGTAGTCCACTCCCCGTTTCTTCAGTGATTCAATCACGGAGGAGAAACGCCCATCGCCATCTTCCTCTTTCGCCTTCGCACGCGCCGCCCAGCGTTGGCGGATCGCGTCCTCTTCCTCTTTCGTACGCTTCGCATGGCGCTCCTCGGCAATTTCGAGGAGCGTCTTTTTCTTCGGCGCAAACGCACCGCCAATGAGCGCATCGTTGTCGCGAACGAAATACGGGAGCGTGCCGCGAGCTTTCGCCGCTTCGAGCCGCGGTTCGTTCTCCTTCGCCCACGCCTTGAACTCGTCGGGCAACTCGTCCACCGCGTTCTCGCTCCCCTCCGTAGGCTCTTCGCCTTGAAGAATGCGGTGCGTGTCCGCGTCGAACTCCTCCTCCGTCTTCAATATCGGCGTGGCGAAACAACGACAATGCGGATGCCAGCCCGTGAACTTGAACGTCTTCGGATATTTCCCCTTCAGATCGTCGCAAATGTCGTGAAAGCGATGCGGCTTGCCGTCCGCCCCGAGGCACGTGTGGTTCTCCGAAAGCTGGATCTCCACCCCGACGACGAAATCAAGATCTTGCATGCGCAGATGGTCGGCCGTTCGATAGGCGATGTTTACCTCCGTCGCCGTCAAACGCCGCGCGTTCTTGTAGGCCGAACGATAGACACCGCGCCCGGGGTGATAGGCCGCCGCGCGTTGCGAAAGGTGCAGAATGCCGTGCTCGTCGCGCACACGACGAAACAACGCCGTCGGGTTCTGAAGATAGTGGCGGAGCGTGCGGCTCATCTCAACGGCCGAAATGCCGTCGCGCAAACCGAGATCCAGCCCCATTTCCATTTCCTCCTTAAACTGCTTCGACAAGTTCCACACACGCTCCGAGAGATTCATTCCGCGTTCGCGGCGCGCGAGAAAGGCTTCGCACGCACCGGCATTCGTGGCGAAGTATCGGCGGCGCGTCGTGCCGTCGAGATGTTCCACCGCCGAGCCGAGAACTGAACGTGCGAGCGCATCGTTTTTCTCGTTCGCCAAATCCCACTCCAAGCGCACGCCGTCGAAGATCGTAGTCTCCACGGCGTTGTTGAGTTCCGCCACCAGTTTGTCGGCGCGGTTGCGGAGATAAGGATATTTGTCGAACGTGAAAACGTCGTCGGCCGAAAAGCCCTCGACACTCTCCGACAAGTGCGCCACACGCGCGGCGGCTTCTTGAAAGAGTTTGTCGATACGCTTTTCCAACCGCAGGAGATTGCGGAGGTGCTTCTGCTCGTACGTTAGTTTCTTCGGCATGGTTTCGCGTTGTTAGAATCCCGACTCGGGGTGGAACACGTCGACGGCGTTCTCGTCGGCAATTTCCTTCATCGTCTGGTCTACGTCCTTACTGTGTCCGTAGAGTTCCACGCTCTCACGCTGTGAGATGATCGCCTTGCCCCCGTTGGCGGCCACGAGGTTCTTAATCGTGTCGGCTTCGTCCGTGATGGCAAATGGCGTGATGAGATGTTCGACGGCCAAAGCATCGACGGCCTCCGCATAGCCCGAACCGAGGATCACACGGGCAAAGGCCTTAATCACGTTCATTTCGCGGTCGAAGAACTCTTGCAAACGGCCGCTCTCGTCTTTCACCTTCAAATGTGCGTCGATGAACATTTGCTTGCGGCTCTCGCCCGAGATGGCCTGTTGGCTGATCTTCTCGTAGCTCCAATCGGGAAGTTGCAACTGGGTGAAGAAGAGCGAGCGGAGTTGCTCGATGTAGAACTTGAGATTTTCGACCGGCTGCGTCCAGGTGATGTATTGCGCCGTGCTGTCCTTCGGGAATTGTAGCACACCGAGCGCGTCACTGCTTGTCCCCCGACGGCCGTCCGCGTCTTTCCCGTAGTCGATCATCTCGTCGGAGAACACCCCGAAGAGCGGTTTTGAGTTCTTGCGAAGATAGTTGCCGTTGCGCGACAGCGCCCACTCGATTTCGTAGATCGTGTTTGACGTGTCCTCCCATATCGGCGAGGGGCGGTGCATATAGATGGCCGGTATCTTGCCGAGGGTGATGCGCTCGTCGCTCTCCACTGCCCATTCGCCCGACGAGTTGCCCCAGCGAATGTGTCGGTCGGCCGTGAACGTCTCGAAATACTGCACATTCTCGCGCCCCTTCCTTCGGGTGAAAGAAACGCTCATTGCCGCCATGTCGCCGTATTCGTCGAAGTAAGGGAAGAGCCGGTCGCCCAGCGAGGGAGCGAAATTCTTTGCCCGCAGTTTGATCGGACTTTTTACCCCGTAGGCCGTGTTGGGGTCTTCGATGGCATACCAAAGCGTGAGCACTTCACAGCAGGAGAAGAGGAGATTGCAGCGTTCGATGTTCAAAGAGTCGATGCGGTTGCGCTCGTATACCGATTCGATGAACGTCGCCACCTCCTTCTCCTTGTCGTTCGTCGGCTTGTACACACGTTTCACGGGAATTCCACACACCAATTCGGACATACGGCGAACGGCGAGCCGTTGAAAGTCGAGTGTGATGCGCGTAACGGGCTGCACGCCGTGTTCCGTCACGATGTCGGGATAAAGCCTTTTGTCGGCCACGGGGTGAAGATTCGGGTCGTAGGCGCTGACCAGCCCGAGAGGGCCGCTCCAGGGCGGAATGTTGAGCAGCTTTTCACTCAGAGCGGCGATTTTTTCGTCTTCTGTCATCGAAGATTCGAGGATTTCGCGAATATCCATAGTTTCTGTGTTTGAAATCTTGGGGACTTTCGGACGAAACGCCCCAACTTTTGAGCGAAACGTCCCTTGTTTTTGATCAAAATGCGCGGCCGCGAGCGGAATCGAACCGCTTCGGGATGCGTCGCCCCTTCCGAGCGAATGCCGGTGCACGGCTTTCCGCGGCCTTTTGCCCACTCGCGTCTCCCGACGAAAGAGGGCTTCACAATATAAAACTATGCTGTTTTTTTAGAATACCATGCGCGCAATGCTCTCGCAGTCGATTGCGCGGCTTGAGTGGCCGAGGTGATGCCCGATGGCGTAGCACAACACGTCCACATATTCGTCGTGCGGCTTCGAGGGAAAACCGCAAACCTCCTCGATGAAGCCCTCCGTCCACACGCCGTCGACGAGAATAACGCGGCCGCACTCCACAATCGGCGAAACGGCGTTTAAGCGCGTTTCCTTGCTCTCCTTCGGGGTCGGGGTCTTCGTTACATTCAAGCCCGTAGACTCTTTCAACTGATCGATGACCGAAAGGCCGTTTGCCTTCGGCTCGATGCGAATTGTGCTTCGCGACGTGTAGCCGTGCGTCTCCACATAGGAGGGGATAAAGCGCAGGAGGTCGGGGAACTTCATGTGTACCTTCTGGCCGTGGGTGATGTAGAGGTCGTTGCCCACTTTGCAGGTGGCGATAATGCCCGTCGGGTCGTTCGTCGTCTTGTCCGTGTAGGCCGTGTCGATAAAGAACGTCGGGGCGGTTTTCTTCGCGATGCGTGCAAAATCGGCTTGCGAGATCGTGCCGAACCATTCGCGCTTGATGATGTTGCCGCCTTCGACCGAGGGGCGCTGCTGATAGAGCGCGGCAAAGGGGCGAGGGGCGCGCTTCTCGGCTTCGCGCAGACGCTCGACGCTGTGCTTCTCCTCCCACAAGGCCTCGCCGATTTCTCGCGGGTCGTCGGCGAAGTCCATATCTTCGCGAATGGCGGGAATGCGGATCACCGTCCACTTCTCGGGCTCGGTTCGGAGCAAACGCCCCGCGAGGTCGTCTTCGTGCCAGCGCGTCATAATCAGACACTGCTTCGAGTTGTTGTGCAGACGAGTGAGAAACACGTCGGTGTACCACTCCCACACGCGGTCGCGATACGTCTGCGACGCGGCTTCGAGTGCGTCTTTCACGGGGTCGTCGATGATGCCGAGATCGACGGGCGTACCCGTCAAACCACCACCCACGCCGACGGCGCGATAAAAGCCCCCGTGCCCGACGGTCTCGAAGATGTCGATGTTGCGCAGATAGCCGCGCCTTGCGTCGGTCGACACGTTTTGCGAATTGAGAAACGTGCAGGGGAACACCTCTTTGTATTCGGGGCTGTCGATCGTGCGCTGTATGGAACGCGAAAAGCCTTGTGCGAGGTTTGCCGCGTAGGACGTGCCCACGATTTTCAGCTTCGGATTGTAGCCCAAAGCCCACGCGGGGAACTTGCGCGATACGATCTCGCTGTTGTGCGTGGGGATGAGATCACGCCCTGCGAGATACATTCCGCCTTCGACTTCAATACAATTCACACGTCGGGGTGCAACGTCCACAACACGCTCGATGAAAAAACGCTTTTTATCGTTGCGGTCGCTCGCGGTCTTTTCGGATAGGCGGTTCTGCTTACGGGGATTGCGGAATACGGCTTGCGTACGGTCGGGATTGAAAAAGATGCGAGTTTTTTCGCCGCAGTCCTTGCCATAGAGTTTGGCGCGATAGTGGCGCTTTCTCGCTTTAATGCCCAGTGATCGCAACAGTGTGTAAACGTCCTCGGCCAGTCGTCCTCGCTTTTGGGCAAACTCGCAATTCCCTCGTGTGTCGCACGTTCCGTCGGAATCCATAAGCCCCTGCAGCAAAGCCCATCGAGACGACGCGTCGGCCAAAAGATAGGTCATCGGGATATGTTTTTCGCGGCGCAGCCCGAGGAGGCGTGTGGCTTTGTATAGCCCTTCCACACGAATGCGCCAATATCCTTTGCGCGCCAACGTGATATGCCCCAAAGCGATCGAGCGATAGTAGGCGATGTCTTCATCCCCCGAAACGATTGTGCCTTGTTTCTTGATGCCGTCTCCGAGCCACAACCCGAGAATATAAGGGTCAAAGGGGAGTACTGTCTCTGCGTTCTGCAAAACTGCGTCGGCCGGAATGTAAGGTTTCCTCCTATGTCTTCGAACGAAAATCTGTTGAGTTTCCACCCGTTCGAGGACTCTCCCCTTGTGGTCGTCATGGTCGGAGTAGATCTGCCATTCGTGCTGCGGGGCGGCGAGCAAAGACACACCACCGGCAAACTCGATGCGTTGGCACGGCCAAAGGTATGTTCCCGAAGTAGCGAGCACACGACGTGGATGGCCGTCCGCACCGAAAACATAGTCCCCCGACTGTAAAGAACCGTGCGTCTTCCAGCCTTGTGTAGTGAGAACGGGGGTGTGCTCTTCGAGCGCTTTCCCATGCTGCGGTGGGACGAACACCATAAGGCGGTCGGTCGGGAGTCTTCCGAGCAGGAGATCTTGGCATTTCTCGGCGATGAGCGTGTGAAACCATTGTCGCGAGTAGTTCGGATCGGTGTAGTCGAGGAAATGGGGAAAAGACTGCACAGCCTTTCGCCGCAGGACTTCGCGCTCGAGTTCGTGTAGTCTTTCTTCATTCATTTTATCGCTCGAGTTTGAGTGCGGCGATTTCGGCTTCGAGTTCCTCGGTGGACATCTCGCAGGGCGGACGATGCACGGTCACTTCGCCTTTGACTTGTCGTGCTTCGGGGGCGTACAAGCCGAGGAGTTTTCGTCGTTCGATGAGTTGCTGTCGAATTTCGGCGATGTAGGCAGGGTTTCCGAGTCCTCCGACGTTGGTTCGGCTTTCTGAAACGGCGTCGGTTTCGATGCCTGCGTTCCCTTTCCCTTTGATTCGTCCGCTTCGTGTGGTGGTGGTCTTTTGTGCTTCTTCTTTCGACTTGTCCCACTGCTCCCAAAGTTCGGCCGTGGTGTCGTCGATGCGTTCGAGTTCGAGTTGCAGTGCTTGGTCGATGTTTTCGATACGGCTTTCTCTCCACTCTTTGAGCAGCGTCTGCACGTCGTTGTATGTAGTCGATACGGCGAGCTTTGGAATGTTGAGCCGTCGTTTTACTTCGGCGGTGATCTTTCGCAGGCTGTACCCGCGTTTATAGAGTTCGGACACGATTTCGAGCCGTGCTTGTCTGATCTGCTGCTTTCGTCGGTCTTGTGGTGCACTCATAATCGTGATTTATAGTTTCGTGTTGTTAGGGGATTAGTCGTCGCCTTCTTCGATTGCGGTTGTTTGTGCAATAAGGTCGTCCAAAGCATACGGGGAAAGACAAGGCTCGACGAGCTTGTCTAATTTCGCGTCGGAAATCACGCGAGGGTTCGCAGTGTTCTCGCTCAACTGCGAGAGTGGCATTTCTGTTAGTTCCATAGTTCTGTGTTGTGTTCCGACAAAGATACAAAAAAACTTTCATCTGTGACGCTCAGTGTCAATTTGGTATGCAAACGCGCAAAGCGTTGCCCCCGAAATGAGGGGCAAACGCTTGCTAAACTGATACTCTCGCCTTGATGTGTGGGTGGGGATTATAGCCCTCGAGCGTAATGTCCTCGTAGCGGAAGTCGTACAAACTGCGCACTTCGGGGTTGAGTCGCAACGTGGGGCGAAAACGCGGTGTGCGGTGGCGCTGTAAGTTTGCTTGCTCGATGTGGTCGACGTAGAGATGCGCGTCGCCGAGAGAAACGACGAGATCGCCGACTTCGAGGTCGCAAATCTGCGCCACCATGTGGGTGAGCAGCGCGTAGGAGGCAATGTTGAAAGGCAAGCCGAGGAACACGTCGGCACTTCGCTGGTAGAGATGCAACGAGAGACGGCCTTCCGATACGTAGAACTGGAAGAGAAGGTGGCACGGAGGGAGCGCCATTTTATCCAACGATTCGACGTTCCACGCGCTGACTACGAGTCGGCGGCTGTTGGGGTTCGTCTTGATTTCGCGCACAACGCGGTCGAGTTGGTCAATGTGCCCACCGTATGAAGTAGGCCACTTGCGCCACTGATAGCCGTAAATTTCGCCGAGGTCGCCTTTTCTGTTCGCCCACTCGTCCCAAATGTGCACACCGTGCTCGTTTAGGTAGCTGATGTTCGTGTCTCCGCGAATGAACCACAGCAACTCGTAGACAATGCTTTTGAAGTGTAGTTTCTTCGTGGTGAGCAATGGGAATCCGTTTGCGAGATTGAACCGCATTTGATAGCCGAACACGGAGCGCGTCCCCGTTCCCGTTCGGTCGTCTTTGTGCACGCCGTTCTTGACGATGTGGTCGAGTAGGTCAATGTATTGTTTCATGTAATCGGGATGTAACTGTGAGAGTCCCCGCGAACACGAATTTGCCGCATTCGCGGGGCTCTTCTGTGTGATTTCTATGTAACTGCGTCGTAACTACGTGCTCATCGCTTATCGCCGTCCCCGATAATCACGCCGCGGTTTTGTCGGTCGGCGAGTTTGTCGAGATTGCGGCGCATCACTTCTTCAAGACTAAAGCCGAGGCGGCGCGCCAACATTGCAACGAACCAAAGCACGTCGCCAAGTTCGTCCACGATGTTGTCCCTGAATTGGAAACAGTTCCCGCGGACAAAGAAAATCTCGTTGTTGTCGATTTCGATTTCGTCGCGGCGCACGGCCTTCGCGATCTTGTCGGCGACTTCGCCCGCCTCAGCCATCAGGCCAAAACCGAAGTAGACGATGTTTTCTGCCGCGTGGCCGGCAATGGTGCGGTGGGCTTGTTGCTCGTATTCTGTTGCTGTCATTGTTTTGAAATTAGTTTGTATTCGAAATGGGGCTCAAAGTACACGGGGATTTGAAGGACGCCGGCAACGTAGAAAGCCGCTGTTTCTTCATCGTATCGTACGATGCCGCGGCGTGTCTCCTCGTTGTTCATATCGTAGTAGCTCACCTCGTCGCCGGTGTAGATTTCGTCGCCGTCCACAGTCTTCACATTGATGTATTGCGCCACCGAATCGGGGTGCACCTCAATGCAGCGCGGTGCGCCGTCGGCGTGGCGGGTGTCGGGTTGAACGATGTAGGAGGCGGTGGCGTAGTGCAACACGCCGCCGTCAACGATGGAGCCGTCTGCAATGGAGCGGCGGCGCACTTTGACTG